GAGGTTTCCCAGTAAACAACACCTACAGATTCTTCAGGAGAGTAGTTAACTACTTTAGCTACAGTAACATTAGCAGGAGCAGTATCTTGAGGATGTAATAAGATAGCAGGTCTATCATTATTGGCTTTATCTGAACCAATAACCCAAGACCTACTTAAATTATCACCTAACATTATTGCTGGACTAATAGCCGATAAAACAATATTTGTATTATCAAAATCATGGAAACCAAGCTTACTCATATCGTAGAAGTACTTAGCACCATTAATGTTGTAATGATAGTCTGTTTGAACTATTTTGATTTGCTTACCTTGAAGAGTAGGAAACTGTTGCCGTAGTGTTTTACTACTGACAACAGATTTCTTAGAAGACATTAACTTCATTTCCCACTCAATAAGTCTTTTCTTCCACCTACGAGTAGCAAGCTGATAGTACTGTCTCATCTGGTATCCAGAACCAGATTCAAACATATTCTTAATACCATCCGGAATGCTACTTCCCTGAGCTACAGCACTAGCAGAAGCTGTAGAAACAGGGTCAGCAATCCAACCACCATTCATAGGGCTGAATTGCTGCATACCGTAAGTAGTAGTCTTATGACCACCTAAACTCAAACCCATAATTAAGCCTTCGGTTTAACAGTAGCATTATCTGTACTTGGAGTAGCCACTTCACCATCCATCTCCGCATCAGACAGATAATCTCGATAGTTGGTAGGCAACTCAAAGGTATTCTTAGGCATATTGAAGTATTTGGTTGCGTAGAAGTTAACCGCTCTATCCAAACCAAATGCTGTAAACGAGTTAGGTGAAAGTGTAGCCAAGTCAGAAGATTTCTTAGTAGCCCAGCCAGATTGTAATTGAGAGAAGAACTTGTAATAACTATCTCGGTCAAAACATTCTGCTTGCATTTTATGTACAGCAATTTGTGCACCCAACAAACCACCTACTTCTGCACCATCGATAGTGTCACTGTATTGTGCTCTAGCAGCTTTAATCTGTTCAGTAGTCATAGTCAACTGAGCATAAGCAGTAGCAGTTTGTGCTTTAACCAAGTGAGTTTGCTCTTTATCACGCAACAACTGTTGAGCCATAGTCTTGATTTGAGCTTGTGCTTGTTTAACTTGTACATCAATGAGTTTGAGCTGTTTAACACCAGCTTGCCATTGAGTATTAGTAACTTTAACTTGCTCTTTGGCTTGTTCCACTTGAACCAGTTGAAGCTGAGTTTGAACAGCACTCTGTTGAGCTTGTTGTTTCTTGGTTTCAATATCAAACAAAGCACCATCTAATTGAGCTTGTTTCAATTTACGGTCAATTTCAGCTTGTGCAAGCTGTTCCAAAGCAAGCTTATTCTGAGTACAAATAAGAGCTGTCTGTTCTCTTGTTTGGTCAATTTGAGCAGCTACCAAAGGAATTTGAGCCTTCTGTACTTCTGCTTGATAGCGGAGAATCTCTGTTTGTTTTAGTTGAGCATCTAATTGAGCATATGCCAGTTTAACCTTTTGAGGGAACATCAGAAGCTCAATTTGAGCCAGCATAGCAGCTACATTAGTTTGATTATATTGAGCCTTAGCAACAAGGTTAGCCCAGTACACTTGTTCTTTTTCAAGAGCGAACTGAGCAGCAATTTGCATAGATTGTGGAAGGGATTGAGTATAGATTTGAGCTACATCATCAGATGCAATCAAACCTCTGTTCTTAGCATATTCTAATTGGTTCAGAAGAGCCGTAGACATATTATCAAACGTACCTGAACCATCAGTAATACGTTCAGTCAGTTCCTTATTCTCAATAGGTTTTGGGTCAGGAATGACATTATTATCTTTACCAATTAGGTCTTGAAGCTTAGCCAACAAGTCATCAATTTCTTGTTGACGTTCTTTTGATTCAGTAAAGTCTGGAATAGGTAATTCAGTCTCTGGACGACAAGCAACACTCTCTTTAGTAACAAGAGGATTATTCATCTGAGCCAAAGCACTGAATGCAGAAAGATTGTCTTTATTAAGTGCAGGATAACCTAATGCACTTAAGTCAGAAGCTGCTGATAAAGCAATATCACCTACAGTTAATGGATTAGGTGTAGATGTAGCTAACGAACCATCAGGTAAGTTATCAATATCATCAGCATACTTTGCAATAGCTTTAGAGGCTTCTTTATCAGCCTCTGTAACAGTACCTGTCTTACTATCTTTAATAAGGGTTTCAGTAAGCTTCAGTGTAGATTCTGGTACATTAATATTAGGTACACAGATATTTAGAGTTTCACAAGGTACATTTGAATCAGTAACAAGAGTATTCTTCTTATCTAATTCTGGATGGTGGATTGGTTCAACTAAAGAAGTAGGACTGTCTGATTGGTCAACCATAATGGCAACATAATCAGGAGAATCAGTACCATAAGTAGAATTATCATACTTGGCTACGCCTTTGACTTTTTCTACTTCTCTTTCTTTTTCATATTGCTTACGACTAGCCATTCAAACAATCCTTTATTACTTATTCTTTATCAATAGAGCCTTGTGCATCTTGTCTTGCTGCCAATTCAGCAATCTGTTCTGGTGTAAGTTGTTCCAGAATCTCAATAGCAAACTCAGGCAGCAATTTATTCTTGTTGACGTTCACTACATGAGCTTTAACACCCATTTGGCTAGGGTCAACTTGCATCATTTGGTATTTACGATAACGTAGTACACTCAGGATAATCTCTTCACAATGCCAACCATCAATAGGTGCATGGAAAGGGATAAAACGAGTTACATGAGGGATATAGTCATTACCTGCTGTAATGTATTCCCCTGTCCAGTTTTGTTTAGCTGGATTCAATACATGAAGTCGGAAACGACAGAGTTTCAAAGCATCTTCTGCTACCTTAGCAGATTTAGAAGTCAGAGTTTCTGACTTACCTAGAACTTTATCATTACCTTCTTCAATTTTAGCTTTAACCATCTTAGCCAAAGCTTCCAATTCAACATCATCAGGATACTTCAAACCAAGTCTATTTGCTTGGTTCTTGTAGTATTCCATTTCTTCATTAGCTGTTACTTGGTCAAGAATTTCTTGTTTAGCTTGTTGTTGCTTAGTCATCTTTTTGTGTCCTATATTAGATTACAAGATAAGGTTATTGCCCTCCATTTCTGGAGGGCATTCATTTAATTAAAACGGAGCAACAGTTTTAATCAAACCGATACGTTCTGGACGTTGGAACATAATACCATAGTACCAGAACAGAGAGGTCAGACCAATTTTACCGTATGGGTCATCACGAGTAGGAGTACCTGGTTTCATAGTCTTAACGGTGATTTTACCATGATTACCAGTACCAGAAGTTTGGAAACCAATGGTAGAGAATGCATCTTCACCAATACACAACAGAGGGAAGATGTCATATTTACCGTTAGTAGAGTACATACCTTTGTTAGGGTCAGCGGCAGCACCAGCACCAGCCCAATGCTTCATTTCTTCTACTTCTACGAAGCGGAAGTTACCGATTGCACCGATTTCATCAGGCAACAAGGTAGTAGCAGCAGCATATTGGTGAGCTTTAATCAATGCAGGATTACCGAAGTTATCACGCATATTTTCCAACAAAGGAATCACTTCAGAACCAACAAAGATGAAACGAGTACTGGTCAAAGTACGGGTATCAGTCATTGTTGAACCTTTAATGATTTTGGTATGTTTAGGTGTACGAACAGCAGTCAATGCACGGTCAAGACGTTGCAGAGTCTTATAAGACAACTGACAAGTATCATCCATAGTGTCATCAGAAATAGCACCACCAGCATAAATCAAAGTACCAGCACCGTTCAGAATGTCGATTTGCAACATATCTTCTTGGATTTTCTCAGCACCAATCATGGCTTCACGATACATACGTTGCAGTACTGATGGGTCAGAATCAAATGCTTCAAATTCATCAGTCCATTCGTAGAAGAAACCAAATGAGTTAAAAGTACCTTCGATTTCACGGCGTTGGAAACCAACACGGTTTACACGACCACCAGTTTCAGTGATTACTGGCAGAGCAGCAACAATCTTACCGATGTCTTTGGTAGAACCATACAAGTTACCGTTACGGATTTGAACACCACGAGCATCAATACCTTGGTCGTTCATGTTACGGTCATCCAGCAAAGGCAGGAAGTGCCAGCCACGAATACGTTTACCTTGATGTTTAGGCATAGAGATAGTGGAAGCCAATGCACCAAATTTACGTTGACGAGCAGCTTCAACCATCACTGATTTGATGTAGAAGGCAGCTTTGTTTTGATTACCGATAGAGCTTGGAATAGGGAAACCAAACACACCAGTAGGGTCATTATGCTGATGAGCACGAGGAGTAAAGGTATCTGCATTATGAGCAGAAGTAGGGGTATAAGCAGGAGTAGGGATAGGATTCAATTCACTCATGATTTAACTTTCTAAATAAAATTATTTGAATTTACGCATCATATCTTCATATGAGCCAAAACTATTAAAGTCATCATCACTCATATTCAGAATGTCTAATACGTCAATGCGTGTATTAACAGGATTGTTAGCTGCACCTTTAGTAATAGTAGAACCAGCAGGAGCAGTACGAGCAGCTTGTTGAACACCTTGACGAATGTTGTTACCTACTACTTGTTGCATGGTTGGTTGATGTGAAGGAGTGGTTACATTATGCTTATAACGTCCTTGTGTATCGTTCTGCAACAGTGTAGATGCAACATAATCGTATGCATCAATATCTGTCATAGTATCTGGGATTTTACCCAAAGCTCTATCTCTAGCAATAATACTCATAGTATCTTGATAGAGACCAGTTTCTGCTTGTTCAGCCAAAGTTAACAGCAAATGAGGTTTTTCATACAACTCTGTTGTGGATTTATCATCCCAACCTTGAACCTGATTGAGAATGTCTTTACCGTGTGAATAACCGCCTAATTCTTCAATGGTGTCATTAAATTTGAGCTGATACTCATCCACCAAAGTTGTGCTTGATTGGTAGGGGTTCTCTTCAACATCAGGCAAATCATAAGTATCAACATTCGATTCTTTCAAGAGTTGACTGATTGCAGATGGGTCATGTCGCAACAAATCAATAGCGAATTTAATCTTATCTTCGCCCAATAGATTATGTTGCTCTAGTGTTTTCAGAGTACGAAGATGAGGCTTAATAGACTGCATCTTCTTCTGATAGTTCATGCCCATCTGCATTGCACGAACAATATCTTCAGCATTAGTAAGCTGCATTGTTGTGCCATTGGCTTTGAACTCACCAGTGACTTGACGGTAGAAATCTTCAAAATTAACACCGTCTTGTTTGGATTCTGCTTCAGGCTGAGCTTGTTGCTCTTCTTGAGGAACTTGCTCAACCTGTTCTTGAGGATTAGTACCAGTATCTACTAAACCTTCACTAGATTCATTATAACCGTAATCTGAAGGTTTTAATTTGTCAAACTGGTCGTCTGGCATATTAAGAATATCTTCGTATGACTGCTCTTGATTCTGGGCAGTCTGCTCAACTTCTTGTACCTGTTCGGGTACTTGTTGCGAAGCTTCCTCTGGTACTTCTTGGCTAGGTACTTGTGGATTTTCATAATCAATTTGATTCATTAGTTTTCACCTTCTTGAAACATACGTTGTGCTTCAGCCAAGTTTACTTTTGCATCCTGACTCATGCTGCGGATATTTGATAGATGTTTATACAAAGCACCTACACCGATAATCTCATTAGCAATGTCTTTACGAGATTCTTCTCGTGTTACAAGAACCATTACTTTAGCTAATTCAGCAGGTTTATCATGTAAATAATTATCCAGAATCAGCATTTTAAAGTCAGGGTTGTTACAGAGACGCTCTAAAGCCTCTCCTAACTCAATACTCTTACGATACCGTTCAACGGTCAATTCGTATTCGTTTTTACCCTCATTGGTTAAGATGTCCATTTCGTGTCCTTAATGGTGGTTAAAAAACTATTGTTGGTTATCACCTCTAATGTAGTTACCTAAACCATCAGCAATATGTAGACCTCTTGGCAATGCTCTGTATTCAGGATTCAGTAAGCCAGTCTGTCTATTAATCTTTACCTTTGGTTTAGAGCCACTAGATTTGTTACCAGATTTATTTTTAGCTTGTTGAGCTGCTTTGGCTTTAGCTTCTTGAGCCTTAATATCAGCAACTCTAGCACTATTGTGTCCTTTAATAAGCTCTTGAGCAATCTTACCTCTGTTTTGAGCATTAGCTTGAGCTTCAACAATCTCTTTCTGACGTTGATGTGCAATACCTTCTTTTTGTTCCAAGAAGTCAAGATTACGTTGGTCAGTATCAGCTTGTACTTGACCCATTTGAGCTTGAATAAAGTTACTACGAGCCAAGAAGTATTCTTCTTCAGCACGGAGTTTAGCAACTCTAGCTTCAGCTTCAGCCATTTCAGTTTGAACTCTTTGCTGTTCGATTGGGTCAGGCTGAGGTTCATATTTCTGAATAAGATTAGTAATAGTATCAAGATTATACAGTCTACTAATCTCAACAAGGAATATTTTAGTCAAATCAAAAGGAATATTGTTGCCTAAAGTTTGCATTAAGAAGGTTAATTGCTGAGCTTTACCTTCAGATTCACTGTTAGATTTAACTGATACATCTAAGTAAAAGTCACCTGCTAAGTCTTCTCTTCTAATGGTTTGGAACTCATTCTGAGTAATTGCAATGGTCTCTTCTTCACTGAGCCAGATAGCATTCATGGTAACAATCTTGTTACCAATTTCTTTCAAACCTTGAGATAATCTAAACAGGATGTCAGATTCACGTTGAGTCATTGCTGTAATAGCTTGGCTCATACCCTGTACAACCTGACCATAAGCATTACCATCAATGCCTTGTTGGAATGCTTTAACTCCTGTAGCAGCTTCTGCTTCAGCATAATGTTGCTGTAGGAGACCCATGATAGAAGCAGGAACTTCATTAGCTGTATGCATGAAGATAGCTTCAGATGGGTGCATACCAATAGGATTATATTGATAATCTTCACCTCTGTTAAACTTATCTGCATTAACAGAATCTAAGAAACCTTTAGGTGTTGCAACTTGAGCATTAGCACTTCGTGCATTAATGTCAATCATTGCTCTTGTCAGAGCGGTAATAATCTGTTGATTGTCTTTGACAAGCTCACCATCAGGTTCACCGTAAACAGAACCAAATACAGGCAAATAAGGGATAACGACAAAAGGAAGTTTATTGTCTGGAAACGGACTACGTTCCATACGAATAACAGTATTACCAACGATAGTAGCCACAAAAGCTTGAACAATACCAGTTTTATCAATATCGTAGTATCCCCAATATTCATATGCAGTAACTCTCTTACGAGCTTTATCACTAAAATTAAAGCTATTAATCTTATCTAAGTTTTCTCTACTATAGATTTCATCATTTTGATTTAAGAATGTACTGTCCATTTGAAGGTCAGCTACACCTACATTAAAAGCAGCATCAAGATTTTTATAAATACCTTGAGACTTTAATTCTGAGTAGCTTGTAGTAAATTTATAGACAGCAAATCTAGCTTGAGAGAAATCTCCTTCACATGAAGGGTCAATAATCAAACTAGAATTAGGAATAACTTTGACAGATGGTCTGTTTTTAGTAACGACCTCTTCTTTGACAATTTGTGTTTCACCTGTATTAACAGCAATAACAGGTCTACCGTATTGAGAAGAAGCTCTCAAAGATTCTTGAAAGTCTTCAGGTAACTCTTGAAATGTTTGTGTTTCATTAGGTGTTTCTACCTGAGTCTGTTGCATCTCTTGGTCAATCTGTTGGAGAGCCATAAGCAACATCTGATACTGTTCAGGGTCAGGTGTAACATATTGATATACAGGTTCTTCGTATTCTTTGGTTTGAGTTTCAGTTTCCCAACCTACACGAACAATAGCTGTACCTGTATTAACAGCACTTCTAACAAGGTCATTAATGAACTTAACCTTGTCTATTAAAGCATTGAACTGGAAGTTCAATACTAATTCATTCTGTACTGCACCAAACAAGTATTCAGGTGCATAAGCATTTACATGGAACAAATGCTTTTCATTCAGAAAGGCTGTCGAGAGTGCACCATAACGCCATTCAGCCAAACGTCTGATAACTTTAGGTGCAACTCCCGAACGTCCTTTTTTAATACTAGCCTTATTGGTTTCACAATGAAGAAGTTTATTCCATTCATCAATCTTACTCATTTGAGCAGCATGAAAGGATTGGGCATTATTAATGTCAGATTTCAAAGTTTCTACAGTAGGTTCATCAGCCCAATCTGTTAACTTGGATTCTCTGAAACCACCAGATTGAATGATGGCTTTAATGTTCTCTGCAATTCTTACATTATCTGACATGGTATTCCTTACTTCTTATTATTGTAAAAGTTTAAGAGTTTAGTGTAATTCTCAATATCTGCACGCAACTGTTCAGCAGTAGCTGTATCTTTCTCAGCTTCTGCTAAAGCAAGTTTTACTTCGTATTCTTCAATACGGCGTTGACAGAATTTAATAGAATCAAACATTACAAAATTACCTCAAAATGGGGCATATCAATAAAGGCTTTTTTACCCAATTTTCTACGGGCATTAGTATAAGCTAAAACTAGCGATTCTGGCGAATCTTTTGTGCTGGTAATGTTTACCCATGCACCACCCCAACGAATCGCTGTATTCAGCTCCTGAGCAGCCTGCTGCATGGCTTTAGTAATAGGGTAGAAACCCTTAGCATCCCAGCTAAGTGGATAGGGGACTAAATCCACTGCATGAGAATAGCCAGTAGCTTGTCTCAAGTGCATACTGTTCATAGTTTGGCTTACACCTTTACGAACATTTTGTCTTTGTTGTTCCACTGTTCTCAATCCTTCAAGGACAGAAAAATCAGTACTCGATAGTTGAATCGCTCTCTCCACAACAGCTTTCAGCTTCGGATGGACTTGAGAGAGTTTCTCTTTTGATTTCTGGGATAGAATGTAAGACATCGTTTGTCTCCTCTAAATGTACTTTTGAATAGAGCCATTTTTTAGTAATGCTTGGTAATGTTTCCCCTAACACTTCCAAGATATTAGTACCGTTCATTGATGCTACTAACGCTACTAAAGCTAATAGACTCACCCCGAATTGGTCTTGGTAGTAATATGCTACTGAAATACCACAGTAAGTACCCATAAGGAAATTAATCACTCTGGTACGTTTTCTTAAAGGTTTTCCATCCAAACTGGATTTGATTGAACCAAGAACACTGCCTATAACAATCACAATACACACCAAAAAACTATGATGCAGTGTTGTCATATTTTATCTTTGTTTCCTGTTTAGTGAAAAATGCAGCACCCATAAACCATGCAAACAGTACAAAGCTTATGAGCACCATTGGCGTTAATGGTGGATAGTTCACCGTATATTTGGCAGCAATAATAAGCTCACATAATGAACCTAAGAGCAGTGACACATATTTAGCCACTTGTCTCCCTCTACCACAAGAGCAGAGGGAAAACACGGACAAGGTAACACACCATAGCAAGAACCATACGAATAAACTATTATCGACAGCAAATGCTTCAGGTAGGTCAATAACAAATAGGTCAGTCAAATGAGCCAGTAAGAGACTGAGCCATAAGAAGTGGTAAATCAAATTAAACCATCTTAAGCTTCTAGTATCACTACCATATATCATTCTACTGATTCTCATAGGTTATCCCCAAGTATGTCCCCAAGTTACAGTTTCAGTATCTGGATTATAGATACCTCTATATGCACCTTGTTGACGTTTCTTCTCTTCTTCAGTTGCCTTAAGTGTTAGAGATGTGAACTCAGGATAAGGATATGCTGGCGCATTTACTGCATAGGATACAGTGGTAGGATTGTAATCCCCATCATCACCATAAGTTGTATGAATCAGAGCAACAGCAAATTTTGCATTGAATGACTCAGTTTCCAGATTAAAAGCTGAGGTATCTTGGCAGGTAACATAAATCTTACTGTTTGCACCTGTTTCATAGACAAGCTTCAGATTAGGATAATCAGGATGAACCATCTCAAATGTAGATGCACTATCCAACTGATTCATAAACTCTTCAGTAAATGCAGGCAGTTCATTAACCGATTCTTTGAACCAACCAATAGGACGAACCATATCGATGTAACGAGGGTCAGAAGGGTCACTGCCTACAGCAATAGCACCGAAACCCTTAAGTTCACCATTAGCATTGATGAATACATCTACAATAGCGTAAGAGATATGACGTTTACCGTCATTATCAATATCGCGTTTCTTAGGAAACTTATCTGGATAGTTACCAAATTCTTGAGCTTCAGAACCTTCTTGAATACTAATAGTTGGCAGATTATATTGAAATTTCTCTGCATAAGTTTTCAAGAAATACTTACTTTTTTCATTGGTTCTTGTTTCAGTACCATCTTCTTTAAGGGTCAGTTGACCATTCTTGAAGCCTACACTAACAGGAAAACCAAATTGTCTTGGTTCTTCCCATTCAAGTTTAACTGCAAGTTTTTGGTCATCATTAATATGGATAGTTACGTTATCCACATCATCACGTTGAATTACCATCATGCGAAAAATCCTATTAAGTCTAAAACAATACGTTTACCTACTGGAATACCACTAGCGTAAACATCACGAGAGCTGGCATTAATCCATACTGAACCAAAAGCTTCCCCTACATACACACCTACTTCAACCAAACTCTTTGGAACAGGTGCATTAGCAGGAAGTCTAGCAATAATTCTATTACTAAGACCAGTAACAGCTTTACCATCAATATGAACTTTACCTAAACCATCTGATACTTGAAGATACAATCTATTACCAGCATCAATGGTTCTACCAATATGGTCTGTAAATACAGATGCACCTTCATAAATCAGATTGTACTTCTCAACATTCTTTACTACTCTAACCTTACCATTAGATATACTGAAGTCATCTGTATGAAGGTCAGTAGGTTGAATTACTTTCATATCTTCTCCTAGAAGTTAAACCTCTCTACCGAAGTAGAGAGGGTATTCAACTATTAGGCAGATACCAAATAGCCTTTAGTATTACCAGCCAAGTCTTGAACTACTTCACCTTTAACTGCTTCTTTTACATCAGTACCGAAAGTAGCCAAAGCTTTAATTTCAGTCCAGTAATCATCAGCAGATTTAGGTGCATCAACAAACTTAGCCAAGTCTGCTTCGATAACAGAGTTATCACTCAAAGTCAGTTTCAGTTTGTTTTCAGCAGTAATTTCAGCACCTTGCAACTTAACGTCTACGGTAGAAGCAGGTAGTTCCAGCTCTTTTTCTACACCTTCAGAGTCAGTTACTTTTACTTTGTTACCTTCAATAGCAACAGCAGTAATAGACTTAACAGCAGCAGGCAAATCCAGTTTCAAACCAGCATCAGAAGCAGTCAGAGCTGCATTAGATGCAGGGTCGATTTTTACAGCCAGTTTACCTTGAACTACGCCAAGACCAGTACCAATGTCTTCTTTAAAAACAACTTGAGCCATTATTTATTCCCTTATATCAATTTTCAGAATTTTCAAGTGCAATCACTTGAGCTTTATCTTTACCACCGAGGTCAGTCAGTGGTTCAAGATTCAGTTTGGGCTGTTCACCAGCACCACAAATGTCTTCATCCAAGACTTTAGGGTCAGCTACAGTATATGTACAATCGTCATACATTACCATAATCTTACCGTTAACTCTTGAAATAGCAACAATAGATTCGACTCGACAACCGCCTTTAACAGCAGGTTTCTCATCTTTAACTTCTGGTTTAGGTTCTTCCACTTTAGGTGTACAGCAACCAGTTTTAACTGTAATACGTCTATTATCGTACATGATTTATCCTATTTAATTAATAACCAATAGCGAGCCAAGATGTCTCACCCATTACTACACCATTCTCAGTAGTACCGATACTACAGCCTGTATTATCCATATCACCAACGTGAGCAGATACTACCAGATTACCTGTAATACCATTATTCACAATAGGCGTAGCATGAACAGAGATACAAGCAGTAGGAAAAGGAATAGGAAATTCTACTCGTTTATACTGGTCGCCATACTCTGTTACTCGACCCCATTGGAAAATAATACCACTACCAAATTTCTGATAACCGCTACCTTTGCTATCACCAGATTCACCTTGACTTTCACCACCTGGTACAAGTGCTTCAAGAGAAATAGTAGATACAGTTTGATTATTAGCATCTTTAAGCAAGATGTTCTTACCTTCAATAGTACCACTTTGTACACCTTGTCTTGGCTCTTCTAAGCGAAGACCTGTTTCATCTTGAATCAAACCAGAACCTGTAGCCAGCTTAATACCTAATGGATTAGCAGTAGTACCATTGCCAGTGATAGGTGCTTTAACAGCAACTTCAGTTAACAGATTAGTTGGTAATGTAGGAGCATCAGGTCTACCCTTAAGCGCAATAACCTCTTCTTCCAGTTTATTGATTTTTCTAGCTACATTGTCAGCAAGATTCAGAGCAGTTTCTTTACCATTACCTTGCAGAGTAGAACCAACATTCAAATCCAGTTGCAATGGTTCAGTAGCAGTACCTTTACCTGTCAAACCAGAACGAGAGCCAAGAGTAATACCAGCAGCTACTTGCTCTTTTACAGCATTAATAGCTTCTTTAATCTTAGTAACTTCAGCATCTGTATAGTCAGAAGATACTTTGACGAGAGAAGCCTTAAGGGTCTCAAGAGCAGTTTTCAGGTTTTCAAGAATAGCCAGTTCTTTACGATTAACTTCTTGAGCCAAGTCATTAATCTTATCGTCCAGTTCATCTTTAGCAGCATTCAAAGCCTTAGTCAGGTTATCTACTGGTTCAGGATTAACTACCAATTTACCAGTCTGAGGATTAATAATAAGGGAAGTCAGGTCTACCAACTCTCTCAAATCAATCCATAACTTCTTGGTTTTCTCGTCCCATGCAAAACCTCTATTGAGGTCAATATCATCAGCATGGACAAAGTTTTGTGCGTTTTGTTGTCGCATATCTTTTCCTTATTTCGTACTATTCTTCAATAATCACGTCTAAGTAAGTAGAACGGATACTGTCGGAAGGCGTGGCTTTGGCGGATACTGTTACACTATTTGCTGTAATTTCAACAAGACCTGATGAATAAAACTTAGGTAAGTTACCAAAATCTATCGTTGCAGAAGCTGCTGTACCTTTTTTAACAGTAATAATGTATTTTTGTACATAACCATCAGCAATATATTTACCTTCTTTAATGCCAGTACCTACTACATTAAATTTAGCATCACTAGATGGTTGTACTTTAGGCTGAACACTCGTTGTTACTTTACCACCTGTAACACCTGATATTTCTACCTTACTAACAGGTACTTCAGTTTTACAATAAATAAAATACATTTGCCAGTAACAATTAGCACCACGAGGTCTAATTAACATTACCATTGCAGTGGCATCTTCTGTAACAGTGATTTCCTTACCAGTTACTTTGATTGAGTTAGTTGTGTCACTATACACAGTATCTGGGTTTAAAAATGTTGTGTACCGTTCAGTCAAACTAAGTTGACTAGGTATTCTTGTATAAATATCACCTATAACTGTACCGATACCTGTTTTTGTAGAGTTAGTGTTTGCATTCATATTTACAGCATGAACTACTGCTGTAACATCAGTACTACATACCAATTTCAAGCCTTTTAGAGTGGTTCTGTCAGCAAATACGTTTACTGTCTCTAGTCTATTAATATCTCTATATTCAGTAGACACAGAAGCAGAACCATCAGAGGTTATATTAGGTGCTACTTGAGATAGAACCGCACCAGAGACTTTTTCAGTTAAAGTAATTGATGGACAGTTTTCACTTACAATAGCTTTAGATATTGTATCTGCGTGTAAGATAATAGTAGCATTGTTATTACCCAAATCTTTATCAAATGCAGAGTTAGGGTTAACAGCAGCAGTAAACTGGAATGTACCTTTTACTTTAGGTACTACAGTAAACTTAACTTTAACAGTTCCACCTTTCTTAAGACCTTTAATGTTATAAGTAAGGTTATTAACTTGTTCTACCTCATCTGCACCTGATTTAGTAAAGCTTACGTCTTTAATCTCATAGTCTTGGGTATTAGAGCTACCATTGATATTTAAGTTTGTAAGAGCATTCTTGCCTTCACCTGTATTGGTTACAGTGACAACTACATTGTAGCTCTCATCCGTAAAACCATTAGTTTTATCAGCAGAAATGCCAACACCAATCTCTTGGAAGATAGAATCCAAAGAAGCTAGGCGTACACATTCACCATCTTGCTTAGCGAGAACTACAGTACCTTTTTTCCATTGACGTTCTGGTAGAGCATCAATAGCTGCACAATCCAATCCAGCTTTAGCTTCAGAAGCATCACCTTTATCGCCTTTATCCCCTTTGAGGGAAGCCAGCCATTGTGCTTCAGTACCTACAAAGCCGTTATCAACAGCAATTTGATAGGCAGATTTACCATCTCCACCTTTAGTACCTATACCATTCTCACCAGCTTCCCCTCTGGAAGGTTTACCAGTATCTACACCATCAATGAACCAGTTACCATTCACACCAATTCGTACACGAGGTGTCTCAAGGACTACATCTGTACCATTTGGATTGTGAATAGTAACGTCACCTGTTCTTGCGTCTTTATCTGCGATATGAGGTAATTTAGTAGGGTCAATATTGATTTCACCAGCCTGATTAACAGTCAAAGTGTTACCAACATTAACATCCAACTTCTTGTTCTCAAGATGTTGCCACTTAATTGTTTTACCTACATCACGAGCAAGTACCGCATTTTCAACGTTACTATTCGCCATATTAGTTACCTTGTTTAGTTGTATGCAAATAACCAGCTACATAAGAGCCATCAAAGTTACGCAACTCTACACCAGCATTATGAGGAGCAGCCAGTACAACACCATCATCCAGTGTCAATTCATAATTACCAGTAGCAGGATTGAATACAAAAGTTTTCACACCTTTAGTAGCATCAATAGCTTTTTGCAGTGCATCGTCTTTGTCTTTCAATTCTTGAATAGCTGCATCATATTCACAGCTAGTAATGAACTGACACCAGCCAGTATCTTTGCTAGGGAATACAGGATTACAGCAATCTGGTTTCTTACATGGGTCACATGGGTCAGGTTCAAACTCTTTAGAAGTAGGTTCAATTACCTCTTTAGCAATCCACAAATGACCACCATGAGTTACCACTGCACCAATATCATAACGTTGATACGGAGAGAACTCAGCTACACCTTTCTCATAAAGGTATGCCAACAGAGAACCTTGATACAGCAATACACTGTTCAAGTCTTTCATTTGCAAATCACCTTCCAGTGATTCCAAACCAAACTTGAAGTTAGCATTGGCAATACGGTCTACACTGTCTTTACCAACGACTTTGTTAGTACCGAACTCAACAGGCAAGTACTTACCAGCAGCAGCTTCACTTGCAAATACTTTTACTTGATTAACTCTTTTCATCTTAGAACGCCTTAATTAGTTGTTTATGAGTAGTGGAAATAGCCGATTGGCGAGGGTGTACTGCCTTGATAATAACCTTTGTATACAGGGTTTTCGGCTTCGTTTCGTCTCCAGTTCCCAAGACGGAACGGAAGGCATGGGTCGATTGTTGCAGTTCGTTTGCACTCTGAGCAACAACCACATACGGGCTTGCAAAGCTCGCTTCTGACGTAGAAGTGGGCGTGCTTACCACAGGATTGCTTGCGGATTCTTTCACACATGATTTATATCCTAATGGGTTAATTTTATTGATGTCAGTGATTACAGCAGGTGCAGAGATAAACTCTTCACGTTTAGTAGTATCTGATTCATAAGCACCAATCTCACCAAATGCCAGATGGAAATGTCCTTCAAACATAGGCAGAGAATCAGTATTCAAAGCTTGAATCCAATGTTCACGAGTCTTACCCAAAGGCATACCCTCAGCCATTCTTCTCAATGCTCTTGCTAAATCAGGATACTTAGCCAATTTACCGTAAGAACCATCCCATTCAATCCAGCCAGCAGGTACAGGTGCATCACCTACAACATGAACCATAGAACCAACAGGCAAACCATCAAATTCATTGGAACAGCTTACAGCAAATGTATCTGAACCAAGAGCTTGATACAGGTCTGGATACATGGCTTTATCAAACTTATCACCACCTACATACTCAATGTAACCATCCATTTGAGCATTCATAGGTACAGTAACAATAGTACCAACAGGTGTTTTATCTTTAGCAGAACTAGCTTCTACATCCAGTCTTTTCCAATGTACTGAACTGATGTGAGTAGTGTTCTTATCAGTTTGAGAGATATACAAATGACCGTCAAACGTAACAACAGCACCTCTTGGATAAGCATGGTTCAAAGTAAACTCTGGAACACCTCTGTCAAATAGATAACCAAGGTTTGCTGTTACAAAGTTCAATACACCATTCAACTGCTCTTTAGAAGGTTGTTTATCAAATCCCATCTCATAAGGCAGTTTATTAACACGCCAGAAGTTATTTGAATCACCGTAGTAAACAGTGTTGTTCGCATCCTTCAGGTTGCCTACTTTAGCTTTAGAGGCGAATACAGGGAATTTACCCAACAAACGTTCCAACATATTATTCTCCCTCAGTCAGATTAGCGACAACACTCAAATCGCCTTCATGACGCAATCTATCTCTATTGATAGCTTCATCATTACCAGCTTTCTCAGAAGCTTCAATAGCTTTAATGGCTTTACGTCTTGCTTTAGGACAATCAGAATATGTAGCCTTAGCGACAGCCTCAGTAGCCAACAAACCAAGCAGAGCAGGTTCAACCTTATCTACTCGTTTAGAGACTTCTTCAGTAAGACTAGCATTAGCTTTAGCTACTCTAGCAATACTTTCCAAGTCCTCTACAACAGCAGTAAAACGCTTAGAATACTCAGCATAGTCATTAGCCAGAAGAGTACGGTGTTGCTCAAGATTCTCTTGCAGACAACGTTCATACTGAACAAACAAGTCTTCAACATTCTTGATGTTGGTTTCCATCAAAGCAAGTGCATCATTGAAGACTACCTTTTGTGTTTCCAATTCATATTGAATCTTTTGCTGATTCTCTACAAATTGATTCACTCTAGGTGCAATCTGGCTCAGGAAAGGAACATTATCTGCAAGTTTAACCAATGCATTAACATTCTCTGCAAGAGTAACAATAGTACCTAGATATTGCTGGAAGAACTCCAGCTTGTTTACGTTAGAACCGAGCTTAGTAATATGAGGCAGGTTATCAGACAATGCCTTCAGCATTTGAAGATGAAGGTATACCTGATGCACCACCTCGTATGATTCTGAACCAATCTGGTAATGAACCAACTGATTCAGGTTATTAACGCCCATCGGTCTAACATCAGACAAATGTGGATACATTAAATCCATCCTCTCATATAAGGTTTTTGATTAATAGTAATACCCTCTTCTACCCCCAAACCTTGTCGTTGTAATTCCTCAACCAATGTACGGAACTTAGCATAGTAAGCATTAGACTCATTATGTTTAGAACCACCCATATTCTGATAGAAAAGACAAGCTACATATGCTTGTAGAGCCGATTGAAATGAAGCAGGAATATTAATTTCCCAATCCAAATTCAATGGCTCTGTATAAGGTATTTCAGGGTGCTTTGCTCTATACAAGACAGAGAGTTGACCATCTGTCATGTTAGGAACATGGATACAGTTATACTCAGGAAGCATAACAGAATAAGGACTGAAATAATCATTGATAGGAAGTTGATTACCTTCCATATCCTGTACTGTAAGTACTTTGATTAAATCATCTCTAAAAGGGTACTCTGGACTGTCCATAATATATCTGACTTTTTCGGTCGATAGGAGATTACTCATGGCATATTTAGAAGTCAGATAGTAATGGCTCAGCCCAGAGTGTAGCTGAATAATCAAGCTAGACTGCTTAAAAGGGAACACCGTATAGAAGTAGTCTAAGGCTCGATTTAAAGATTGAATTATTTTTGGAATGTAAGCAGGCAATATATTATAAGTACCTGTTTCAACAGCAGGTGAGCCTTGTAACTCACCTAGTGCCATATCGCTTAATAGTTGTCTCAGTTTCATAATTACACCAAATAATCAGATTGATTGTGTTCGTGATTTAAATCGGTATCATTGAAGTGAAACATATTGTGTTCGATAGGCTGTGCTATAACAGCTTTCTTCGGGTCAGGTGGAACAATATACATCTGTTCTAACTGACTTATCATGTCTAATACATCATCATGCTTACTTTTGATACCATCAATCGTAACCATTGAAATCTCGTCTGTCAACTCTGTGATTAACCTAGAGTTTTTCTGGTCTTTAGGTAGGTAGAACTTACCATTCTTCCAAAATGGGATAGTCAATCTAAATCGTTCCATCTTGTTAGATTTAGCAGGAATACCCTCTCTACTACTGTCCTTACTACGAGCCAGTGTAAAGTAACAATCTCTTTTACCCATCTCATTCTTAATCAGAGAGATAAAAGCACCTTGTTGCCCAGATACCTCAATGCCTACGCCCATAGGATTATACTGACGAACCAAAGCAAATAAATCATCAAAGGTTTGGTTCATTAACTGTCTACCAATCCTGCCATCAACAAGATACCTGTTACCTTCACTATCAATAGCCCATACACCAATAACAGTAAAGTCAGCTTTACGGGCAGTAGAAGTAGCAAAGTCAGTAGTAATATAGAAATTGTAATCACCTTTGTTCTTCATTACATCAGGTGTATTGAACCATCTAACATCAGAGTCAAGAATCATTCTGTCATCGTCAGAAGTAATCCTCAACATCATCTCTTGTCTAAAAGACTTAACCTGTTCAGAGCCTTTAGCCAGTTGATACTGAGCCATAACTGAATCATAAGAGAACCGTTCTTCCCAAGCACCTCTGAAGTCTTCTCTGCTACAAGGAAACTCTTCACATACAGGATACACGTTCACTACCCATGAACCAGATTCCACTGCCTCATACAAAGGGTCATTCTTGTTAAACGGTGTACCGTTGAAAATAACTTTTCTTCTTCTTGGGTCTAATGCAGGAATCACACCCTTATAGATAGTATCCTTAACTTTATCCAAAGTAGTAGGTGAACTAGCTGCTTCATCTGACAGCAAGTCATCAAGGATAGCCAA